TTTTTGTTTTGTTAACAACTTGAATATAGCGATATTAGTGGGCAAATATATGACTATCTGTAAGAACACACAATTTGAGTGGTTCCCTCTTATTAGGTGTAAAGATAACCATTACACTCCAGTGATTTGTGATGACCCATACATAATTGGAGGTTATTGGAAACATTCATCAGTCACAGAAATGGCTCGTAACAGTGTCATGAAGGATATGAAGATTTTAATAAATAACGCTCTCACTAAAAATATTAATCCATTGACTAACCTCATAATAGAAGATAAGGCAAGATTTCATGTTCGCAGGATGTTAATAGACTTTGACTCTTTGGAACATACACCTAGCGGAATGATGCTAAATACGACTGTTAATGGCAACAAAATGAAGATATTAGTGCACTTGGACATTCAAGATATAGTCAAGAAGGCGGTTCAAGGATTTCTAACTTCTGATGACAGGAGATTAGACATACCTGAACGACCAGACAACAATTTTAACATCACGTTTTACCAATATTTTGAGAGTTTGTGTAGAAACGTGTCTCCATTGTTGAGCGGTACCATAAATGAAAATACTGTCAACAAGTTCGAAATAATTAAACCCGTCACAAACATTATAAACGGCGAGTTGCACCTAATAAGTAATTACCCAGAGAAAATAAAGACAAATGACTTAATTATAATAAAGAGAATGCAGAACCTGATAGTTAGTGTTGTTAAAATCGAATATGATAAAAACCATAAGATCACTACTATACATAATGACAAATTATTACCACTAACCAAAGATGACATATTCTACGTGCCCAAATACAGTATTGCTTCAGTACATAAAAGATGGGTTTATTGTATAAAACACTATAAAACTCTACTAGACTTTAAATTACCAAAAATTACAGGAGGCATGATGGGTGGCCCAGGATCTGGTAAAACCACAAACATTATTAATAATTACGACCCTAAGAGCACAGCGATAATTACACTGACTAGCTTGTCTAAATACAATATAATTAATAGACTGCAAGCTAAGTACGGTAAGGGTTTTGATACTAAGAACGTGATGACATTAGAATCTTCTTTATTCGTACGCCGTCAATTTGATAACGTTATAATAGATGAGGCTTCTCAACTACATTGGATAGATATGCTTTACCTAACCCATTTAAAATTTGATAATATAATGATATATGGTGACATCAACCAAGTTTCTTATATAGACACTTTTAAAGAACCAGGCATACGTTATACCGGTAACTTGTTTAATTTGACAAATAATTATAAAACTGTCAAAGACAATTATAGAAACCCGACATCAATGGATCCTGTATATAATGCTATCGGTTTAAAAATGAAACTATTGTCAAAAGTTAAAGGTAACTTCATACATAAAGTGTTCAACAATAAACAATTACAGGAATTAAATAAAGCATTAACAGCGTTCAATCCAGATGTAATTCTTACACCATATAGACGTTGGCAGAATTACTTCTCTAAATTGTACAATAATGTGCATACAATACACTCATATCAAGGTAACGAATGTGCTAAAGTAGCAGTAGTGATGATACCGCTATCACCGAATATAAATAGTTTGTGTTGGAATAGGGCTTATGTTTATAGTAGTACGACTCGCCACACTGAACAATTATTGTATATTAATGTCACTAATAACCTAAAACCATATGATTTCAAAAATCTAATACGTGCGGGCGCTGGCAAGTTCAACATTAAAGATTTGGTTAACAATTTGGCTAAACACAACATTTTATCTCTAACCATTAAACCAAGAGAAATGTTTGATTTACAAGTTCATGTAACTTTGTCGATCAACGGTGGAGTTAATTACAAATTGAGTTCATCTGACTCTAAAATATTTAGCTCAAAGGATTATGAAAACAGTAACTTTAACAAATTGTTTAAATTTTTGAGAACATTCAATAAACCTTGTGTTGAAATTCAAGAAACCCATTACCAAGTAAAAGACAATTTAGGTCGTGGGGCTTACGGGATTATAACCCTATATACTGGGGTCGCACCACGCTTAATACTGATAAACTTTCCAAACATAACTAAAATTCTATATAATAAGATCATGAACCCTTCAATATCTAGTTACAATATCGACGATAAATACATGGACCATCATTTGAACCACTTGAAATCGGCATTCCTAACTGTCATAGACGTTATATCCTTATCTAATTTGAAGGATAAATTTACCACTGTGACTAATTACTTTCAACCAGTAATAACCGAAAATACTATAATTAATGATGGATGGATAAACAATACATACTCTATGAAACTTGGTAACAATGTAATTAGAGGATCATTTCCCGAGGTTTATGACGCTTGGTATCGTGAACATAATAACGCGGAATGGCTGGGTATGCAAGGGTTGTTAATGAGTATAGATAAACACATTGAACATAACACTGTTGTTGGGCAATTGTACTCTTCTATTATGGCAAAATACAAAATTGAAAGACACAATAACTTTCACAACGTAATGTGGTTAAGTGAGAAAACTATGAATGACAGCCAGGGGTTATTAAGTCAATTTGACAATCACATAATTTATAATAGTATGATTAGGGATACAACGAGTGATAATGCCATGGAATTAATTATTAATCATTTATTTCCAAAGAGTTTTCAGACTTTCACAAAGGATAACGTTAAATTGATATACACTATTTACTCAGATGTGATAAGAAAGAATGACGACATGACATCAGTCATTGGATTACCTAATTGGCTTGATGTGACTAACATGCGTAAAGCAGAGTTAGCAATTAACAAGGCTAATCAGCTCGAAAAATCATTCTCCTTAAACGTTAACAAAATTAAAATAGATAAAACGTTGAGTGTTAGCGGTTTAATTTTCAAAGAGAACGTACATTACAATTTTGACTTCTCTATACTGAGTTTACCTAGTTTTGAATTACATAAATTACTTAACATGAAAAATAGTGTAATCGAATTCATAACCCCTTTAAAGGACAACTTGACTTTTAAAACTTACAAAATAGTACAGAAAGGGGACTCACATTATTTAAGTATTCGTGGTTCAAACATAATCATCAAACTCCAACCGTGGGCGTATGATATGATCGTGAACGAAGATAATGTGGTAGAATTACATGGGCAGTTGTACAAACCCTTAATAATTAACGATTTCATGTCTGTGTACAAAGTAAGGTTGGTTAAGTTTAATTTCACACCAACCTATTTACACCTAAAAGATCATATTGAAGATGAAAACGTTAAAATATCTTATTTGACTTTAAATTATAACTGGTTCAAAGAAAGAGCAGAGGGTAAGAATACAGAGTTTATATTAGTTAAATCAGATTATATATCATACAAAGTTGCATATATGTTGAGGATGAAATTATTACAAAACCCTAATGTGACCCTAGACTCGATGTTGATCTATGCTAGGTCCTTAGCATCCACTTTTGAATGTAGAGTGAATGGGCCACAATTCTACCGCAACAACCCACTAACCGTTTATATTAACACCGTCTATTTCATACATAGTCAATTCAAAAAATCCGATAACTTCATTGCAAAATTGTTCAACATGATCGATGGCGTCACTAATAGTAAATTATTACCTGAAATATTACGTGACTTCATTTCCAGCTATTTGCCAGAAATATTTAAGGTCACTATCCAACTCACATCCACGATCAACGAAATTCTCAATATGTTAATTTCTGAGGTTCACGATAAAAGAAATATTGAAAATTATGATGATAAATACTGCATATTATTCAGCGACTCTAAGATAATGAAGCGTACTACATTGATAAACATTAAAGACAAATATGATCCAGATTACAAAGGGGACAGTAACCATAAATACCTTGACGGTGACTTCTATAATGGAGATAATAATGATGATGATGACAAAGGGGAAAACCCTAATAATAAGAGCAATAGTCATAATAACAATAATCATGATGCACAGAAAAATAACTTAAATGACTCCAGTAATGGACTTGTAGACAAACAGAATAAGCGAAAAAGTATAGAAGGATTCATTGAATCGATGGATAATGAACATAAAACAGGAATGATTAAAAACTCCACGGATTTTGACACACATAACGAAAAGATAACTAACAAAACAACAGTGGTGCAGACCGTTACTGACAATGAGAATCAACACAAAGCCATACCAGTTACAGAGGGTGGAATCACAAAAGACAAAATTAATAATGATAACGTTAGTGTTAACCAAACAGCAAACGCTACAGAAAAACGACCGGAATGGCTAGCGGTAAATGTTAAAAACAAAAGTGATTCTATGGTAACATCCAAAGAGAATGTCGTATCAATAGTTGAGTCTTCTGAAACCAATCATACTGATGAACACAGGGATGATTCTGATGATGAATTCTTAATAGACAGTATATTGAAAGAGTCGAATAACGATTCTGAAGTCCTCCCACAAGATGATAAAAACATTAAACGTGAAATTCCTATAGAATCACCTTCCACACCTAATGACAAGGTGAACCAAACAAGTCAGAATAGTGGAATAGACATCATTAATGACATAAAAGGGATAACAAAGTTTTATAAGTATTTAAATGATAATAATTTACAACGAATCGTTGACTCAGACCTGATTAAGAACCTTAATTACCTTTTAAGATCCATAGATTACCCTAAAGTAAAATTAAACGTAGTAAGACAACACCATACTGACTTGATACAGAACATTATGAAGAGTAACGCTTATTTGAATTTTATGACAATAAACCACGATTTTGACAATAATTCAAAAGAGTACAAAGGGGATCATACAGAAAAAGACAATGATACATCTAAGGACACTAAAAGACCATACCTAGTTAAGGCTTGCCCTCACATTAAAATAAATGAATATGATCATATTTTAAAAACCATTAAAACAAATGCGTACCAATTAATTTGCTATACATGTTATATCAATCACAATTACGATAAACAAATATGGGTGTTACCAGACTATAACTCTTACTACAATATATCAGAACATAGAGCGTACCCTAGCTTATACTACTACAACAGAAAAACTAAGAAATTGACTCTTAGAATCGGAGTTCTAGGGCAGAACGTTGACAACATAGTTAAGCACACTACGACTGTGAATTTTATAGATGAAATATTAAAGAACAGCAAAGGTAAATCTTTGTCAAATGACAAGGACATAATATTCAGAAAATATATTATTGGTAGTTTTGATGCAATAGGGCCATTATTTTACCTCAATGATACACCAACAGATTATAACGCTTTAACGGGTGTTCGTATTAACCGTAAGTCGTACAACGTCTTAAATGTTGAATACGTTAAAGTTAACCGCTTATTGGCTAACACATCTTTTAAGACAAGGAACATACGTTTTGATAAGAACAGAACTTCTGATTTAGCAACATCTTTTTACGGTATTAATTTAACATTCCAATCATATGCTGAGGTAGAAATCATTAAGGATTTCGACGAAGGGGTTTGTTATGCACAGTTACTTGATCACTTAAATGATAAATACCGATTGGATGTGGAACCTATAATATGGAGGAGACTGATACCTTTATGGTTGGTATTGGGGCTAAGACTAATAAAAGACAACATGGTCATATACTCCAGCACCAACAAAGACATCATCAAAGATTCTATCTACATCAAACCCACTAATAGTATTTATGGTCATGTTCAATTAGCAGTTGCCAAGAAGAGAAAAACCATTAAACCACCAAAAATCATATTCGAAACTCTACCACCTAACAAGGATTTGGAGTCCTATTTCAAAACTAATATAAATGATTTTAATGCTGCATTAACTTTTGAAAATTTGAAAAGAGGTAAAACTTATTACTATTTTGATACTGCAGGAAGCATAAACAACTATGATTCTGAGGAAAACATTAGGGAAGACTTAATTCTCACATCTAGTACCGGGTTAAAATATTTAAGTATTGATGAAGTTTGGTATTCCAACCACCCTTTTAAGGTTGATGTTTATCATGTAACCAAATTAAACTTTAATAATGCGTATAAGGATTTAAACGTTAAATGGGACGACAAAGAAATATGTTGGCTTAGTGACAACATTCAAGGCTTTACATATCCTAAAGGTTTCAAGAACAACAATAGAATGAAATTCGGAGTCATAGACATACGCCAACCAATCGAATTATACGATTATGACAATTATGACCATCATTGGAGGCGCTTAGAGGGCAAATTAACGGACGGATCCCGCATTGCTTTCTTGTGTGGCAAACCAATTGGCCCGAAGGACGAAGTAGCAATTAAATTGGAAGAAACACGAAACAAATTGATGAGGTACAGATTGGTTAAACATGAGTTAGTTATGACATACAGGTTGCCAAGTTTTTACTGTTCAATGATACAATTAATGCACGGGCTGGCAATACAAGACATTATTTCAAAGAACCAACAAGCATTAACAGATGCCTTAAGAGACCTGGGGTTAACTTATCGTGACGAAAAGACTCGAGTGATTTTAAACAGAATGGATGATACTATCAGTTTAATAGAACAACACGGACTCCTAGTTTATCCTATGAAAAAATTTAACGTCAAACAGTTAATGTATAACCTGAAATATATGATTAGACAACAAATCAGTGATACATTAATTATAATAAAACACAAAAATTTAACTATAATGTGGGACGTCAAAAACAAAGCTTATTCATGGTGTGAAAGTGTTCGAGCTGGAGTGTCTTTCATCGACTTAGGTGTTAAAAGCTTCAATAACGAATTAACTTTGTGTTTGAATGGTAACAAAAATGATGACAACAATGACACATGGTTTGAAGAGCAGGATGATGACATGACAGACTTGGGGACTAATACCATACAGATCGCTGGTATAATCAATGAACTTTACAAGAAAGCATATCATGGTACCAGCAATTTCTTTGATTCGGTAAGCATAAGAAATTTAGACAGAACATTAAAGTCATTCAATGGTGATAATTATGTGCACACTAATGTTCGCGTTGGGTTTATGTGCTATATTCGTATAATGATAAACCATTTTGTATGGCATACTCCTATCCCAGTTCTAATGCGATTAATAAATGAGCCTCTGTTACTAACTTGTTTATTTATAATATTGATTGTAGTTACGAGATTGAGCAAAATAAAATGTTCACTCACTAAGAAAAGATATATCAAATCTGTTATGCAATTGATGAATTACGCTATTACTATACATAATATGACTAATAAAATAAATGTCCTAACTTCCTTATACACTGTTTTAAAACTAATCAAAGTGTTTCAATACAAAGAAGGGAACAACACTCTGTTGAACAAATTAAGATTATTCGAAAGGGTATTATTAACACTCAGACCAGTCTCAGGGTTTTTAGTTTTTGGGTCACGTATGCTCATCAGTTTAATAAGCAAAGTTTTAACAGGTTCTTCCGATAGTAAATTGAATCTGATCAAAAAACTACCTGAAGGCCCTTTGAGATATCTAATTCATATAGGTTTTCATGTTAAAGACATATTAATGTATAATATACCCGACATGGTTGTCAATCACTTTTCAGAATTTTATCCACATGTTACCTTAAATCACTTTAGGTCGGTACATAATAAAAACCCGGTTCACATTATAACATCGCAAAATGGTAAGATCCATAAAATAAAATTTAATAGTTTAAGTACTTCATTATCTCTTAATATGTTTGGGGAAGTATGCGTTAACAAGGCTCACTTACAAGTATTAGGTAAAATACTAAATATAAACAGTGTTAAATTCAGGAACAAAGATATCAAGAAATTGTACCATAATCACGACTTACATTACTGTTGTTCAATCATCAATGACAAACCATTTTATATAGTTGGGTTAGGCAATCAGAACGCACTTAATTATATAAGCATTAATCTTAATTTTGATAGCGGTTATGTATTATGTCTGTCAGACTATAATTTATACAGAGATTTCATAAATGCATTGGATATAGACACAAGGACCAGTGAATTCAATATTATTGACCCGCCAGTTTTAATTTATGAAACAACAAACATACATAATGGTCTTTTTACCCAAGTAGACTTAAAAACCGCATTGAGTTTCTCCAAGAAATATATTAACGCTTCAAACTATAAAAACGAATACGTTTTCGTTGATCATTTATATTTATTTTACGTCAGGAAAACAATGAGATGGTATTCCTTGAAAGGAGGATCATTAATCCAATCTGTTACTTCAGGTAACACTGCAAAACATTACGCTAATATCACAAAATTAAGTTCCATGAACAATCAAGATGAGGCAGTCAAGAGAATAAAGTACCTGTGGTCATTAAACAACAGGATTAATAGAGACCCTAAAATTGCTAATAAATTAAATGACAACGTACATTCAATTAATGCTTTCAACGACAATATGGATATCACGAATTTATATAATAACAAAATGATCAACAATGGAGGTTACATTCCATTCATTACTAAACATTGGAACCAAGATTATTTAACACCGTTCGTAGATTACGGTAGCTCTTCAGACTTGCAAGGTGATTGCACCATTAATGTGAGTAATGATATGATAGATTTCTGGGGCAGTACAGACTTAAGCTACTTAATTCAAATGGATTACTTTAAGAATTACAAATCTTACACGTCAAATGAAACATTTAAAAGATTTATTGAGGTTACAAAATATTTTCTTACCAGGTATCCAAGATATGTTAGACCTTACATTAACAAAATAGTACACGAACCTATGAACAGTATAAATATACGATTAAAGGGATTCGTTTTACTAAAGACAGTTAAGGAAATTAATATCAAAAGTCAATATAAAGATTTTGCTCAAACATATTTCAAAATGAATGCAAACAAAATGACCGAAAAGTACATGAATGACCAAATACATTTCAGACCAAAAGACACTATTAAGTGGATCAAAGACAGTAAAATGAAAGACAAAGTGTCACAAGAATTATTATATTACTTAGAAAAAGGCATTAATACTACAAATCTTAGTGACGTTAACATCATTATGAAAATAGAAGGCATTTTAAAAGACGACCAATGGAACTCTATATCTGAGCAGAAGAACAGAATTGTTGTATGGCAGAAATATTGTATATGTGCTTTAATGTCACCTATATTCAAAGAAGTTAAAAGTCGTTTAAAACATATTATGGATGATACAGTACTTTATACAGACGGTCTTACACCTTTGCAAATAAATTTGTACCTCAACCATTTCGTAGTAGATGATAATGTAAATTTTTTAGAAAACGATTTAAGTAAACAAGATAGACAAACCGAAGATAACACTTTAAAGTTAGAGATGGAGATATATAGGCAACTGGGCGTGAATGAAACCATACTTAAATGGTGGTCTTCTGTCCACATGAAATGGCGATACAAATATAGGACAGTAAAAGGATGGGATGAATCAAAGAGACAGAGTGGAGCAGTCACTACGGCTATTGGTAATCTAATAACTAACCTTATAGTGAATAAACAGATGGTAAGCAGTGCTAAGATGCATAACAAATTTATTTGCGGGGTTCTACTAGGTGATGATGGATTATTTATATTGAGAGATAAAGTTAATGCAGCATTCCTAGGGGCTGAAATCAAGCGAAAGTGGAATCAAGTTTCCAAAATTACCCAGAGGAGTGCTGTTGGTAATTATTGTGGAATGATAATAGGTATTAACAAACATAATCAAGTTTGCTTACAACCTAATTTTGTTAGAATGACGTTTAAGTATGAATGTACCAACGGAGTGTCTGCTAATACAGATGAGAACAACAAAGCCAGGGTATTATCTTATAGCAGCATAATAGGGCCTACAAAAGAAACAATTAAGTTAACTTCGAAGATTGGAATAAACATTTTTGACGAACAAGCCTCAACTTGGTACGAAATGGATGACGCATTATTAAACAATGCATTATTACACGGGATAAGCATCCAAGAGGTTAAAGATTACCTAAGCCAATTGTTTGATATGATGAACGGTTCGCCTATTAACGTAAAATTTTTACTCCCTAGTGCTCAATAAAATTATGAACGATGAGCGAGAGCCGTAACTGATAACG